GTGAAGGATGCTGAAATCCTCGCCCTGGCCCTCGACCCCACCCGCATCCTCGCCGCCCAGGGACTGACGCCTGACCCCTGGCAACGCGACCTGCTGTTCTCCACCGCCCCGGCCATTCTGCTCAATTGTTCCCGGGGGGCAGGAAAGTCCCGCACCACCAGTGCCCTAGCCCTCCACACCGGCCTGTTTCAGCCTCGCTCGCTGATCCTACTTATCAGCCGCAGCCAACGCCAATCCGGCGAATTATTCCGCTATGTCAAGCAAGGCTACAACGCCCTCAACCGCCCCATCAAAGCCATCAAGGAAACCGAAACCCAGCTTGAATTTGACAACCGTTCCCGCATCGTCTGTCTGCCCGGCAAAGAGGAAACCATCCGCTCGTTCCAGGGCGTCAACCTGCTTGTCCTCGACGAAGCAGCCCGCATCCCCGACGACCTCTTCGCTTCCGTCTCACCCATGACCGGCGTTTCCCACGGCCGCGTTATCTGCCTTTCAACCCCCTTTGGTCAACGCGGCTGGTGGTGGAAGGAATGGTTCAACCAAGCCGCCAACTGGCAGCGCTTCCGCGTCGCCTGGAACCGTTGCCCCCGTCTGCCCAAGACCTTCATCGACGAAGAACGCCGCCGCTTCGGCGACAGCTGGATCGAGCAAGAGTACGAATGCAGCTTCACGGCAATGGAGGGCTTGGTTTACCCCAACTTCGAGGAGCAGACCAAGGCCAATATCATCGGCCCACCCGGCAAGCACGTCGGCGGCATCGACTTCGGCTTCCGCAATCCTTTCGCCGCCGTTTGGGGTACCGTCAAGGACGACGTCCTCCACATCGACCACGAAATCTACCTCCGCGAGACACCCCTTTCCAAGATCGTTCCCAAACTACCCAAGCACGTCCTTTGGGCAGCCGACCCAGCCGGCGCAGTCGAAATCTCCGAATTGCGTTTGGCCGGCTTCAAGGTTTTCAAAGGCAAAAACGACATCCGGGCCGGCATCGCCGCCGTCACGGCCCGCCTTCAAACCGAACGCCTCAGAGTCAATTACCTCAACTGCCAAAACATCTTGGCCGAAGCCAGGCTTTACCGTTACCCCTCACCATCCGAACGCGGCGCTTACGGCGAGAATCCCATCGACCAAGACAACCACGCCCTGGCCGCACTCCGTTACCTAATCAGCCGCCTGGACGCCCGCTACATGTCCACGCTCCGCAAGCAAACATCGTCCAGCGACCACGCACCGCCCGAAACCGACATCGACGAAACCCTTGAATCCGTCCACCAGGCCCGCCCCATCCGCTCCATCAACATCAAAGACCCCAACCTCTGGACCCCCTTATGATCGCCTTCCTCCGCAACCTCATCCGCCGCCGCAAAGCCGCCCCATCGTCTTTAATGGGCGGTCAATGGTCGGGCACCAATTACATCGACGCCTGGAAACGCACCCGCGACCCCTCACCCAATGAACTTGTCGAACAACTCAAGGGCACCGCTTGGGCTTGCATTTCCATCAACGCCGCCGTTTGCGCCACCTACCAACCCTCCCTCTACGTCACCACCGACCACAACCAACCAAAACCAAAGTGCTCCACCAAACCCGTCGAAGCGAAAACCCTCCAGCGCCTCCGTAAAACCACCAAAAGCGCCGCCACCATTGAAGAAGTCACCAACCACCCCCTCCTTGACATCCTCAACAAGCCCAACCCACTCATGAACGGCTACGACCTTTGGGAATTAACCCAAACCTACCTGGAGGTCACCGGCAAAGCCTTCTGGTACCTGGAACCGGGCCCACTCAATACACCCGCCAAAATCTGGATTTTACCTACCCAAAACGTCACCCCACGCCGCCACACCGACAGCAACAACTTTGTGGACTATTACGAATACCGCACCGGCAAACGCTACCAGGAGTTCCCCGTCGAGCAAATCGTCTTCTTCCGCTACCCAGACCCCCGAGACCCCTATCTCGGCGGACTGGCACCGCTCCGAGCTTGTTACGAACAAGTCCTTCTCACCAGCGAGTTTGCCGCCACAAAGTCAGCCATCTACGAAAACCGTGGCATCCCCTCTGCCTTGGTTTCACCCGACGAAGTCATCGGCGAAGAGGAACGCGACCGCCTTGAAACTCAGTGGAACATGAAGTTCCGCCGTGGCGGTCAAGGCAAGGTTGTCATCGCCGAATCCAACATGAAACTCCAGCTCCTCAACCAATCCATGGGAGATTTGGCAGCCCTGGCCGACATGAAAGCCACCAAAGAAGACATCTGCAACGCTTTCCACGTCCCCACCGCCTTCTTCACCTCCCAAACCAACTTGGCCAACTTGCAAGCTTCCCAGGCCCAGCACATGGGCCAGGCCATTGCCCCCCGACTCGTTCGCCGCGACGAAAAAGTAAACCACTCCCTTCTTCCGCTCCTCGACCCCTCTGGTCGGCTTTTTATCGCCTCCGAGGACCCCGTACCAGCAGACCAGGACGCGTCCATTGTCCAGCTAGAAAAGGACCTCCAATACGGCGTCCTTTCCATCAACGAAGTCCGATCTGGCAGAGGTTTACCGCCCGTCCCATGGGGCGACGATCCCTGGTTGCCCGTCCGCTGGGCACCCACCACCCAGCCCCGCACCGCCACCACCTCCGGCATTGAGCCAGACAGCCAAAATAATTCCCAAAACTGACCTCCACCAACACCCGCCCATTGGTTAGATTCGCCCAAACAAGGAAACGTCACACATGGCCGAGTTCTTAAAACAATACGGCGACACCGAAGGCCCACTTGGCATCCCCATCCGAGACCGCCAGGCCAAGGCCCTAGAAGCCATCCTCAAGGCCCTACCCCAAGAGGACCGCCAACTTTGCCACCTGGTTACCGCCAAGGCACCAACCGAATTACTCGACGGCGAGCGTTCCGACGTTAGCTGGATCAGCACCGAAAGCACCGACCGAGAGCAAGAAATCGTCATTGCCAAAGGCATGAACGACAGCCAGTTCGCCGGCAACCCGCTTGTAACGATGAACCATTGTTACTCGCAGCCCCCCGTGGGTCGCTCACTCTGGCGAAAAAGGGCCAAGGATGGCCCCCTGACTGGTATCAAGGCTAAGACTCAGTATCCCGTCAAGCCCGTTGACTGGAACACCGACACCAACTGGCCCCCCGATTCCGCTTTCCAGCTCATCAAGGCCGGCTTGCTCAACGGCAAGTCCGTTGGCTTCATCCGCCTTAAGTCCCATTCCCCGACATCCCAAGAAATCTCCAAAAACCCCGACACCTATGCCAACGTCGATCGTGTTATCGACGAATGGCTCTTGGTCGAGTACGCTTGCACCTTCCTGCCCACCAACCAAGATTCGTTGGTGGAAGCAGTTTCCAAGTCCAATATCTTTGTTCCCCCCACCTGGCTTCCAAAGGCGCCGGACGGTCCATCACATCTTCCGACCACACCTGCACCCGCTTCGATCCCGTTTACTCCTTTCACCGAGATCGAAGCAGCCGTCCGGCGCTCTTTGGAAGCCGTCGCCCCCGACACCATCATTAACCACGCCGTACAACAAGCATTCCACAAAGCCCGAGGAGGCGTTTAACCATGCCCGCCATTCCCACCCCATTGCCAACACCGCCCCACATCGGCATCGGCCGATACGTGAGCTTCGCAAGCCGCCACTTCCCCGGCCAGCTCCAGGGCCAAATTCAAAACACACTCGGCGACGGCACCCTTATCATCATGGAAGAGGACGGCTTGATCTTCTACCGCACCCCGGACAAAGTCACCCTCATTCACACCAACCACCCCACCCGTTAGGGCCAAACACCCAGAGAAAGACCCCAAGCTTTCAGGGCATTAACCCAGAGACGGCAGCAACCGTAACCCATCACAAACACAAAGAGAACAGCCCATGTTCGTCCAACTCAAACAACCCTTCAACGGCAAGCCCATCGGTGAACGCATCGACGTTTCCCAGGAGCACGCCGACACCCTCATCAAGGGCGGCATCGCCGAGGCCATCAACGGCGACCCCATCGGCGAGCTAGTCGCCAAACAGGTCGGCGGCATGCTGGAGAACCTCACCAAGGGACTCGACGCCACCATCACCGAAACCCTCAAAGAGTTCGCCAAAGCACAGGCGAAGTCCAAGAAGAACGCCATTCCGGCCATCTTCGGCGCCGACAGCGAAGGCGGCGACCCCAAAAAGAACTTCGGCGACTTCTGCCTCTGCATCGCCACCAAGAACGTCAAGCGTCTCGACGAGGTTTATTCCGCACTCACTGTCGACAAGACCGGCGCCATCATCGGCAAAGCTGCTATGGCCGAGGCCAGCGGCGTCACCGGCGGTTACATCGTGCCCCCCGATTTCTACCGCCAGCTCTTGGCAATCAGCGCCGAAAAGTCCATCATTCGGCCCAGGGCTTTCGTCCAGCCCATGGCATCGGCAACCCTCCAGTTCCCCTTCCTGGACATCACCACCGCTCAGTCCGCCGGCGTTTCCCCCTTCTTCGGCGGCGTCCAGATGTACTGGACCGAGGAAGCCCAGACCCGCACCGAGACCGAGCCCGCCTTCAAAATGATGGAGCTGAAAGCCCACGAGCTTTCGGGCTACTCCGTCTCCAGCAACATCCTCATCCAAGACGCGGCCTTTGGTCTAGAGAAGTTCCTGATGAGCCTCTTCAGCATGGCCATCGCCTGGTTTGAGGACTACGCCTTCATTCAGGGCAACGGCGTCGGCAAGCCGCTTGGCATGCTCAAAACCCCGGCAGCAGTCAGCGTCAGCCGTGGTGGTGGTGCCAGCACCATCATCTACGCCGACGTGGCCACCATGTTCAGCAAGCTATTGCCCTATAGCTGGAACAACGCCATCTGGCTCTTCAACCCCTCCGACGTTCCCCAGCTCCTACAGTTGAAAGATGGTGCCAGCCGAGCCATCTTCATCAGCATCGACCAAGGTGCCACCAAGGCCCCCAACTGGTCTTTGTTGGGCCGGCCCGCCATCCCGACCGAAAAGTGTCCCGCCCTTGGCACGGCTGGCGACTTGATGCTCGTCGATCCCCAGTTTTACGTCATCGGCGACCGCATGCAGATCGAAATCGCCGCCTCCGAGCACGTCAACTTCCTCAAGAACCAAATGACCTGGCGCGTTGTCGAACGTGTCGACGGCCAGTCGTGGCTCGATAAGGCCATCACCCTCCAGGACGGCGCCACCCAGGTAACGCCGTTTGTGTACCTCACGTAGCCTTTATCGGGGAGGGGGGACAACACCCAGCCGTCAAGCCAAACAGCGGCTGGCCCCCCCCCGACCAAGCCCTTCCCCGTGGGAGTGGGGATGCGTCACCAACCGTTGCCTCCCGGTTGGACCCCACTCCCATCTTTCAACCACCAGCCAACCTCCAAGGATCACCATGCAAACCGAACAACTCACACAAGCACTCTGCATTCAGGATTACATCCTCCCCACCAACGCCGCCGCTGCCACCGCCAACTCCCTTGGCGTCGATATGTCCAAGTTCGGACGTGTCATCTTCGACATTTCCATCGGTGCCATCACCGGCGCCGGCACCCTCGACGCCAAGCTCCAATCGTGCAACCTCGCCAACTTCGCCAGCAACGTCCACAACATGACCGGCGGCTCCATCACCCAGATCACCAACGCCAGCCCCAACTGCATCGTCACCGTCGAAACCAGGGCCGACGCCGTCGCCCAGATCAACGCCGCCGACAAGTACGTCCGCTTGCAGTGCGTCGTCACGACCAACAACGTCATCTACGGCGTCGTTGCCCTGGCCGGCGAAGCCGTCGAAAAGCCCGCCTCCAACCAAAACGCCAACACCACCGTCATCCCCCAACAGTTGGTGGTCAGCTAATGAACCAAACCCAGGTATCCCCTGGTCCGGAAGGGGCCATAGCGGCAATCGCCCAGGCCCTTCCGGTTACATCTTCCAAGGAGGTTAACCCATGAACTCAATCTTTTTAGCCGTCCCCCATTATGGCCACCTTGTGGCCGACGCTTTGCCATCCCTCATCACGGCATCCCGCAGACCCGAGACCACCAGGATCAGCCTCAACACCAACGGCGCCAGCTTGTTGGCGTTCAACTTCAACCTCTTGTGGTGCAACGCCCTCAACCAAAGGGAGTCCAAGAGCCTCACCCATTTCGCCATGCACCACGCCGACATCCAAGCCCAGGAGGGTTGGCTCGACGTCCTCATCGACGAAATGCAACGTGTCGAAGCCGATGTTCTTTCCGTCGTCATACCCATCAAGGACGGCAAGGGCTTGACATCCACCGGCCTGCAAGACCAGCGCACAGGCAGAATTCGCCGCCTGACCATGACCGAGGTCAACAAGCTTCCCAAAACCTTCAACGCCCACGATTGCCACGACGAATTCTCCAACACCAGCGTCCTCGACCACTTGCTCATCAACACCGGCCTTTGGATTTGCGACTTCACCAAGCCTTGGGTCGAACAGGTCCACTTCACCATCAACGACGCCATCGTCCAAATGCCAGACGGCAAGTTCACCGCCAACGTCATGTCGGAGGACTGGAACTTCTCCACCTGGTGCCACCTCTACCACAAAGATTACCCCCGCCGCCTTCGCCTTTTCGCCACCACCGCCGTCTCGGCACACCACCACGGCACCGCCCGCTTCTCCAATACCCACCCCTGGGGCGATTGGACCACCGATTTGGGGGATAAGCGATGAAACCCATACCCGCCGAAAGTATCCGCAACAACCTCGCCACCTGGGCCGTCCCCACTTGTGCCTTGCCCGCCGTCGCCTACCGCATGCGCGACCTGTACCCGTCAGAGCCTTACGACGACGACTTCTTCGGGCAGTACCTCCAAACCACCTATTTCGACACCCCAAAATTCGCCCTTCGCAAGGCAAGGCAAAAAGGTAACCGTTACCTTACCCTGCGGCTGAGGTGTTACACCCCAGCCGCGGGGGCCGGTGGGCAGTACCCCGACGCCACCTATGCCCTCAGCGCCAAGACCGAAGACCAGAAAGCCCGCTTTGAAATCGCCCCCAACCTAGCCACCTTGTTTTTGCTCAACAAACCTTCGCTAGACCTCTTCGGCGCCATCCTCACCCCAGACCTCTACGCCCGCCTATTGGAAATCAGCGACACCGGCAACACCGATTTCCCCATCGTCCCCGTGGTCACCGTTTGCGCCCACCGCTACGCCGTCGAAAACGACACCGATCGCCTTACCCTCGACGTGGACACCCACACCGACACCGGCAAGGTTCTGCCTTACCACGTCCTGGAATTCAAGAGCACCGCCGACGTGCCACCGCCGCCCGACTTCAACGTCATTCCGGGCTTACGCCCCATCCACCTGTCTAAATTCCTTTGGTCCACATCGGAGCATTAACATGGCCCTTTCATCCGGCGACAGCCCCAAGGCCGGCACACTCAGCGTTACTTCCGCCGTTGTTCTCAACGCCAACCAGGTTTGCATCTCCGTTTTGGTCCAGAACGACCAGGCCAGCGCCCACAACCTCCTGGTTGGCGATGCCAACGGCCAGCCCATCAACCTCACCGCCGGCCAGGCCATCACCATCCCCTGTTCCAACCTCAACAAGGTTTATGTTGCAGGTTCTGGCGGCGCCGCAACGGTCAACTGGCTAGCAATCATTTAAGAAAGAGTCGAACGTCGGATGTCGAACGTCCAACGTCCTCAGCCTCCGACATTCGACATTCGACATTCGACATTCGACATTTATCCCATGACAGTTATCAAACTCATCAACGCCGTCGCCGCCCTCATCATCGCCTACATCCTCGCCGAGGTTGCCGAGGCCATCCCCATGTTCGAAGAGTTCCTCGACGATTTCCTCGACGGCAGAAACGGTTGACCATGTTCCCCATCGGGCCCGTATTCCAACTCGCCAATTCACCGAACGCCGGCCCCTACACCGGCATCGGACTGGTCAACAATCTCGGCGCTACACAGGCAGCCGGCCCAGCCGCCACCTTCACCCTGTCCCTTCCAGCCAACACCACCGCCGGCGTCGTCTTCGCCTTCACCGTCACCGCTATCGACATCCACAGCCTCACCGCCACCAGTTACACCGGCACAGTTACCTTCTCATCCAACGACCCGCTCGCCACCCTGCCCGCAAACGGAACTCTCGTTAACGGCGTCGGCGTCTTCTCCGCCACCCTTTTCAGTACCGCATCCCAGACCATAACCGCCACCGACACGGTTACCTCCACCATCACCGGCCACGCCTCCGCCACCGTCGCCGCCATTTCCCCATCTTCCATCGCCGGCCTTGCCGCTTGGTACAAAGCAGACGCCCAGGTCTACAACACCGGCACGACGCCAGCAACCAACGGCCAAACAATCAGCCAGTGGACAGATCAATCATCCACCGGCGCCAACCTCCTTCCAGCAACCTCCGGCAACCAGCCTGGAGCAACTGCACCGACGCTGGCCACGAACAAGTACAATGGTCTGCCATGCGTTCAATTTGCCAGCAATGGCTCAACGACCTCGACCTGTCTTGCGTATACCTTTGGCGCCGCTCCTGTCCAACCCCTGACAGTGTTCATGGTGGCAAATACCGGATACCCGTTGACAACTTCCGGCCAATTCATTCTCAGCACCTGCGACATAACCTCCACGGCGGCATCGGGCACGCTGGGCGGCATGGGCATGTACGGCGGCTCTTCTCTGGCTGGCACTTGGCCCTTAATCACGGACCATGAAGCCTCAACATACATGCTCGCGATGAATGGCAATCCATCGACCATTTCCGTAGAAGGGACCCAAATCCTCACAGGCAATCCTGGCTCCAGCTACTCCACGACTTCCTTGGAGTTGGGAACCAATTTGGGCGGGAACTACGCCTACGGCCAGACCTTTGATGCCTGCGAGATTTGTCTTTACTCCGTCACACTGTCAACAGTCAATCAGCGTTGCATCCAAGCTTATCTCCAGGGACGTTGGAAAACGCGACCGGCCCTGCCATCAACCGGCAACTTGGCGTTTTACGGATTCCAGAGGACCGCCCTGGCCGGCGGCGGCACCAATGACCAAAACGCCTGCCTGATGACCTCTGTCGATTCCGGGGCGTCCTGGCAACAACAGCGCATTTTTTACCAGCCCAATGACGGCTGGAACACCGTCCGCGATCCATCCGTTATCACCCCGGCTCAATCCGGGAATGGCTACTACTGGATGGTCCACACTCGCTGCAACAACGGCTTGAAAGCTCAAAACATCGTGCTCGCCAGAAGTCTCGATGGCATCACCTGGTCGCACTTTGGCTACATTGACTTATCCTCGGTGGCCGTGTCCGCCAATTATTACTGCTGGGCACCGGAATGGTTCATCGACTCGGATAACTCAGTCCATATCATCGTAACCATCGGGCCGAGCTCCACTGGACTTTTGCAGCCCTATGAAGTGCATCCGGGAGACGGGCCCTTTACAATCGCCAGCTGGTCTGCTCCTACCGCCATCACCGGTACGGCAATTCCCAATTCCAGCATTGGCGTTTACGACCTCTTCGAGATCAAGGTCGCATCCACCTATTATTTGTTCCTCCACAACCAGAGCAACAACCTGATCGAGGTCTACAGCTCGACATCCCCATTCTCCGGTTTCAATACGGCGTTCCGCACCGGTACTTGGTTCGGCACGGTTACAGGCGACAATTGCGAAGGGCCGTGCATCAAGCAAGTCGGCTCTAACTGGTATCTCACTTACGACAGCAACAACCCTGCCACCAATGTTGTTACGCAACCCGTGGGGGCTACCGATTGGACAGGCACCAACGCGGCCTCATGGACTGCACGGGCTGCATTCAACATCACGATGGGACCACCGGGCGTTAAGCAGGGCACCGTCGTATTCACCCCTTAAAGTGTTCCCTCCCCCTTTAGAGGCAGGGCTAAGCAATGAACATCACCGCCATCGTGCTTATCGCGTCCGTGTTCGCCTTCATCCTTTACGACATCTACGCCCTGGAGGCATGGGGCATCGACGCCACCATAAGCCGAGAGATACTCCGGGCTTCCTTCAGCCACCCCATCATTCCACTGGCCGCTGGCATTCTGATGGGTCATTTGTTCTGGCCGCAACACTGAAAAGTTTCCCCCTTGGGGGTGAGAGGGTTTTGCAATGATCCAAGGCATTGGTCCGGACGCTCCGACAGTCGTCAACCTGCACGGCGGCAAACAGTCCGTATTGCCCTTCCGTTGCGACCTCTTGCCACCCCACGCCATCATCAACGTTTGCGAAGTTTTGGAACAAGGAGCCAAAAAATACGGCAAAGACAACTGGCGAAACATCCCCCTCACCGACCACCTTAACCACGCCATGGCCCATATCTTCGCTCACTTCGCAGGCGACCAGCAAGACATCCACATCGCCCACGCCGCTTGCCGACTCCTTTTCGCTTTGGAGGCAACAGATGATCTACCAGACCCCTTCCTCCCCACCTCAGCTTAACCCAACGGTTGCCCCCATGGACAAAGCCGACCACGCCCAGGTTACTTCTTGCGTTATCGACCTCGAAACCACCAACTTATCGGCAGACTTTGGCGTCATCCTTTGCGGCGTCCTCAAACCCGCCGGCGCCAAGCCCAAGGTGTTCAGGGCCGACGTGCTCAACCCGCACTGGAACGTTCGCCGTTCCGACGACAGCCACGTCGCCAAAGCCATCGCTACGGAGATGGACAAATATGACATCTGGATTATCCACAACGGCGCCAAATTTGACTTGCCGTTCCTCCGCACCCGCCTCCTTCGTTGGGGCCTTGAGCCATTGCCCAGCAAAAAACTCGTTGACCCGGTCCTGTTGGCCCGCAACAAGCTCCGGATGTCCTACAACTCGCTTGAGCAGATCGCCAACCACCTTGGTTGCAACACCAAAACCGAAGTGAAACCCGATTGTTGGTTGTCCGCGGCCCTCGACGGCAACCGCAAATCCATGAATTACATCGTCGAGCATTGCATCCAAGACGTCATGGTCCTTGAGCAGATCATCGCCAAGCTCAAGCACTACTCCACCAACTTCAACAGCTACGGCTCTGGTTTCTAACACACACAGGAGGCACCCAATGACCACAAAAGAGCTCTACGCCATCACACCCAACCCCAAAACCGGTTGGCGAGAATTACCAAACGGCACACACCTCAAGCTCGGCTACAACGTGACGCTCGGCCACGGCGTGACGCTCGGCCACCGCCTAAGGCTCGGCGACAACGTGACGCTCGGCGACCGCGTGATACTCGGCGACCGCGTGAGGCTCGGCGACCACGTGAGCCTCGGCGACAACGTAAAGCTCGGCGACGGCGTGACGCTCGGCGACTACGTGAGGCTCGGCGACGGCGTGACGCTCGGCGACAACGTGACGCTCGGCGACGACGTGACGCTCGGCAACAACGTGACGCTCGGCGACGACATGACGCTCGGCCACCGCGTGATACTCGGCGACGGCGTGACCCTCGGCGACTACGTGAGGCTCGGCCAAGGCGTGAGGCTCCGCGACCGCGTGACGCTCGGCAACGACGTGAGGCTCGGCGACCGCGCGATACTCGGCGACCGCGTGAGGCTCGGCGACCACGTGAGCCTCGGCGACAACGTAAAGCTCGGCGACGGCGTGACGCTCGGCAACTACGTGACGCTCGGCCACGGCGTGACCCTCGGCCACGGCGTGACCCTCGGCAACGACGTGACGCTCGGCGACAACGTGAGGCTCGGCGACCGCGTGATGCTCGACGACTCTCCCCTACAAATCCAAGGCCCCCAATACATCGTCTACCCAAGCGAGCCGGGAATCATCGGTATAGGTTGCCAACTCCACACACTAAGCTTTTGGACCAAACACGCACACAAAATGGCCGAAGAAAACGGCTGCTCACAGCACATCGACACCTACCGCAAATACGTCCACCTCATCAAGCAATGGATGGACATCCACATGCCGCTTGCCCAAAAGGACAACAAATAACCGCATCTACTTTCTAACACGCACCCGAGGCACCCAATGGCTTACGACACACGAGAAACAGATTGGGACAAGGTCAAACAACACGCTTTGCACCAAGGTTTGATCCTCATTCGGAAAAGCGCCCGCCGCTTAATCGTTGCCAGATTCACCTCCGAACAAGGCATTTATACACAAGGCAAAGACCTCAAATACACCACCCTCTACGCATCCATTGTTTTCACGGGCACCCACACCCAATGCCAAAAGTGGATCGCCGACAACGCCATACCCCTTCCGGAGGACATCTACAAGGAACCCACCCAATGATCGCACAAACCCTGGCCAACATCCCCCCATTCTTGCTTTTTGGCCTCATCCTCACCACGCTCACCGCCGCCTACCACTTCGGCAAAAAATGACCTCTTACAAACACCCCCCGAGGTTTATTATGCCACAAGACTGCAACCCTTACGTGAACATCTACTACAAGCAGGGTTACCAGCCTTACCAGTACCAGAAACTACCCCCAACCCTGATCGACAAGCTCGACCAGCACGAACGCGATCACCTTGCCTCAGCCATCATCGCCGCTCTCGCATCGGGACACCGCAACGCTTGCCAACACAAACTCCAACAGCTTTACACCGCCTTCCCCAACTAACGGAGCCCAGCCATGAACACCAACGAGACCATCCCAACCCCCAAGCCCCCAAGCCCAGGCCCCGGCGGTCAGCTCGACCTCCAGCCGCCCAGCCCAGGCGCCGGCATCCAACCCACCGGACCCACCCAGGCACCCGGCGGCACCATCCCGGCATCCACCCGGCCCGCAGGTCCCACCGTCCCGCCCCAAACCACCAACCGCTAAACCATGACCATCCTCCTTGTCGCTATCAACACCGTAATCATCGCGGGGGTCCTAGTGGCCCTCGCGTATGTCATAGCCTTCGGCACGAGGGACTAAAATGGCAGCTGCGAAGGACCTCATTTCACTTGCCCGTGCGTATTACCAGCTTCAAGGCTACTCTTCAGGCGGCTCTTGGGACACTCTCGTCGCCAGTTTGATCACCGCTTGCTCTGACGCCATCGAGAAGTATTGCCGCCGCGATTTCTACAGCAAGTCCTACGACGAATTGTATTCTGGCAACGGCGATCGGCGGTTGCTCCTCCGCGAGTACCCCCTCCAATCCGTTCAGTCCGTCCGCTATCGCCCCACCACCGTCCTCAAGGTCATCAACAACCCGACCTCCAACAGCCAGGCCCGCGTCCAGATAAACAGCGCCAACATCACCCTCACCAGCATCGCCAGCGCCGCCACCACTACCCACATCCTCACCTTCGCCGGCTACCCCACCCTTGCCGCTATGGCCACCGCCATCAATGCCCTTTCCGCCGACGGCTGGGCAGCCGCCGTCACCGGCGACCCCGGCGGCGATTATGGCACCTGGCCCACAGCCGACCTCTACGTCCCCCCTTCCTACGGCCAGGGCACCGCTTCCCAGGGCGCCCTCACCGCCCGCCAGGTTTACGCCGAATTGAAGCTACACACCTACGAGCTGGCTGGCTTCCAATTCGACCCCCGAGGATGGCTATTGCGGGCCATCCCCTACACCGACCCCGAATTGCTCCACCCCGAGGACCTGATTTGGTCCCCAGGCATCAACAACTTCCGCGTCCAGTACACCGCCGGCTACACCACCATCCCGGAATCCGTCCAACAAGCCTGTGCGATGTGGGTTGCTATCCGTTTCTTCGAGGCCCAGCGCGATCCCCAAGTCACCCACCAATCCTTCCCCGGTGCCATCGGCCAACATTGGCTCAACAACAACCCCCTCAAAAACATCTACGACCTCTTGGCCCCCTACCGCCGTCACACCATCGCAACCTGGCAAGGGTGAACCATGTTCGCTTTCGGCCCCGTGATCATTTCCAGCGCCTCCAGCGGCGGCAGCTCACTACCCAGCCAGACAGGCCACGCCAACCAACTTCTCGCCACCAACGCCACCGTTGTTTCTTGGCAAACCATTGACTACGTTTTGCCAAGCCAAACCGGCAACGCCAATTGCGTTTTGCAGTCCAACGGCACAACTTCTTATTGGGCAGACATCGTATGCAGCGACGGCAGCATTTCCACGCCCAACCCCCAAAACATCAACCTCGCAATGAATCACGCCAACACCTGGTCCGCCCTCCAAACCTTCGGATACATCAACATCACCGGCCAACTCCGCACCCCTAACATGATCGCCACCAGCGGCAACCCCTCAAACATTGTCGGCAGACTCCCCATTTACGACGCCAGCGGCAACGAATTAGGCTCTATCCCCATCTACCAGGATTGGAGCTAACCCGTGCCCAGCTTCCCCTTCACCACCAACAGCATCTGCGACATCGCCCACGCCGCCGGCGGCTCCCTCAACGGCCTTCCCTGCCACCTCAACGCCGATTACGAGAGACACGCCGAGTCCGGCGAAGGCGAAAGCATGAGCTTTCGCTACACCCACGTCATGTTGATCGCCCAGGGAACCAACATCGAAGACCAGTACACCGGCGGCACCCAGGTCGGTGGCCAGGACACCGTCTACATCCCCTCCGGTGCCGGCGGCAACGCCACCCCTTTCACCGTCCAATTCGTCGAAACCAAAGCCTGGAACACGCCCTGGGCTTACTTGAAAGTCTACCTCGACCGCGGCACCCCGCCTTGGCCGACCAAATATCTCTGAAAGCTTCCCAATGGCTCTCCCTGTAACCTCCAACATGACTTGCGACATTTGGCGCAGCGGCAACCTTGGCAACGCCACCCCCGACGTTGCCAACGTTCCTTGCTTCCTCAAGGCCAGCTATTACGACCGCGAGGAACACGGCGAAAAAGACCCCGTCATCACCCGCTGGACCCACACCATGATGATGGACATTTCCACGGACGTCAGGGACGGTTACTCTTACGGCAACTACGGCAACAACCCCGACAGCGTTACCATCCCGGCCGGAGCCACCGGAGCCAACCGCACCATCTTCAACGTCACCTTCGTCGAAGCCAAGGCACCAGGATCCCCACAAACCTACAAGAAGGTTTACCTCGACAGGTTAGTCCCCACTTGGCCAACCAAATACACCTAAACCCCCTCTCCACCAAACCGCTTTCCCATGTTCTAATAGCCCTACCACAACAACCAGGAGTTTTCCCAATGGCCGACACCGCCACCACAACCGCACCCACGCCCGCCCCCACCCCCGCCAACACGGCCCTCAGCCAGCAAGTCCTCCTCGACCAGCTCAAAGGCGTCGAGGCCCTAGTCACCGTTGCCAGCGCCGCCGACGATGACCACCTCACCGCCACGGGCACCTACGCCCAGGCCCAGAAAGCCGCCCAGGTCACCGCCGCCAAACAGACCGCCGCTCACCAAGCTGTCACCGACGGCGCCGTTAACCTCATCGCGGCCATCAAACAGCATTTCCACGTCCCCTAGCACAAATTGGAAAAAGGGCCGAGGACGCCGCAACTAGAACCCAGCCACTCGCAAACACAATTTACAAGTGGTTACGCGGTACATCCCCGACCCAGCAGCCATTATACGAAAAACGAATGCCAACCACCCACGCACTCAACACCAAAGCCGACCAGCTTGCCGAGGCCTTCCTCAACCAGGTACGCCACCTACTCAAACCCGGCACCATTACCGAACAAGCCGTCCGCTTTTCGGCAACCGCTTTAATCCAAACCGCTTTTAACATCGCCAACACCCACGCCCACCAACAAACCCTAATTCAACATTTCACCAACGCCACCACCAAGCCCGAGTAA